GGTACTACAGCTGCAGCATACGCTACTGGTGTAGTGGTTACACAGTTCGACAATGGTGGTATGCCACAAATAATTGTACGTACACTTGATAACAACTACTTGCTCTACCCTTACCCTGATAAAGAGTATACATTACTGTATGATTACTTTACGTTTCCTGATGACTTAGTTGCACACGGAGACACTACTACAATCCCAGATAGATTTAAACCTATTATTACAGACGGTGCTGCTGCATTCTTGTATCAATACAGAGGCGAGGTACAACAGTACCAGCTTAACTTTGAGCGTTTTGAAGATGGCATCAAGAACATCCAGAGCTTGTTAATTAATAAGTATGATTATATTAGATCCACAGCTATAACAATGCCTACCTCTGGAGTGCCTTTTTAATGCCAGACAGTTCTCAAGTACAACCTGTAGCATTTAACTGTGAGGGCGGTTTAGTTTTAAACCGTTCTAGTTTTTTAATGCAACCGGGAGAGGCAATAGAATTAGAAAACTTTGAGCCTGACATCTCAGGTGGTTATCGTAGAATTAATGGCTTTAGTAAATTTATAAATCAAGTAGTTCCTATTACAAGTAGTACTGCTGAAGAGCCTTTAATGTCTACTTTATTTGCAAACAAAGTAGTAGCTGCTAGAGGAGAGAGAATTTACTCTTCTGCTTCTACTACGCTAACAATTCGTATTGCCTCAAATACAGCTATGACAGGTGCTGGACAAATTACTGTTAATTCTACTTCAGGGTTTTCTTCTAGTGGCTCTCTACAGATCAACTCTGAAATCTTTACTTATACAGGTATTACCTCAAGTTCTTTTACAGGTGTTACTAGAGCTACCTCAAGCACTACTGCAGCAGCACACATAAAAAGTAATGTACTATCTGAGGCTTGGACACAAAGAGATACAGACAGAACTAATGCTACTAAGTATCACTTTGAACGTTACAACTTTGATGGCAACGAAAAACTTATTTGTGTAGATGGGGTTAATGCTCCAGTAATATTTAACTCTTCTATGACTGCATCAGATGTTAGTGCAAGTTCAGTAGCAGGTTCTACTGTTGTAGCTGCATATAGAAATCATATGTTTTACGCAGGTAAATCTACTACACCACAAGAGATAGTTTTTAGTGAGCCTTTTGATGAAGATGGTTTTAATGCGGGAGATGGTGCAGGTAGTATTAAGGTTGACGATACAGTAGTTGCACTAAAAGTTTTTCGTAACAGTCTGTTTATCTTTTGTGAGAATAGAATATTTAAACTTACAGGCTCAACTCTTAGTGACTTTTCAGTGGAACCAGTAACAAGAAACATTGGTTGCATTAATAGCTTTACCGTACAGGAATTTGCGGGTGACTTGATCTTCCTTGGCCCTGATGGATTACGTACTGTTGCTGCTACTGCACGTATTGGTGACACAGAGCTTGGTACAATTAGTAAAAACATTCAATCTATATTTGATGAAAATATTAGGGACGCAGGTTCTTTTGACAGCGTAGTTATACCAGATAAAACACAGTATAGGATATTCTTTAATAAAGATGGACAGTCAGAAAGTCTTTCTAGGGGAGCAGTCTGTGTCCTTAAGAAAGAAGCTTTTGAGTTTTCAACTCTACTAGGATTACAAACTACTTGTACCGACTCCTTTGTTGAAGCAGGGGATGTGATTGTACTTCATGGTGACAGTAGTGGGTTTATACAAAGACAAGAAGTAGGAAGTACTTTTGATGGTACAATTATAGCAGGCAAATATAGAAGTCCTGATATGTCTTTTGGTGACCCCGGCATACGTAAACATATGCAAAAAGTTATTATTAACTACAAGCCTGAAGGAAGTATTGACACAGATTTATTTGTAAGATATGATAACGAAAATAGAGACTCTTCAAGGCCAGCGGTATACCCTTTTGACACATCTAATTTAGCAGCATCCTATGGTACTGCAGAATATAGTACAACTTCTAGTACAACTCAATTTGCTTATGGAGGTGGTCAAGAACCTCTTGATAGGCAGTCAGTAGAAGGTTCAGGTTTTTCTGTTGTTTTAAGGGTAGAAGATGACGGGCAAAGCAATCCTTACTCCCTTAAGGGATTTCAGCTAGAGTATCAATTAGGAGCAAGACGTTAGATGGGCGCTACATACACAAGACAATCAACATACGCAGATGGAGATACCATTACAGCGGATCATACTAATGATGAATTTGACCAGCTTCTAGCCGCTTTTGCTGCAAGTACTGGGCATACGCATGATGGTACTACTGCAGAGGGTGGCCCTATTACTAAGCTGCTTGGTACTTCTCTTACGTTGGGTAATGGTGCTTCAGGCACAGACATTACAGTAACCTTTGATGGCGAAAGTAATGATGGTGTATTAAAGTGGATGGAAGATGAGGACTACTTTGAGTTTTCTGATGACATACTTATTGCTACTACAGAGAAGATACAGTTTCGTGATGCTGCTATCTTTATTAACTCTAGTGCAGATGGTCAGCTAGACATTGTAGCCGACACAGAGATACAGATTGTTGCTACTACTATTGATATGAATGGTGCTGCTGACATCTCAGGTAACTTAGCTGTAGGTGGTAATCTTACGGTAGCAGGTAATGCAACAGTAACAGGTACTACTACCTTTAATGGCGGTACTCTTACTCTTGGTGATGCAGCTAGTGATAATGTTGTGTTTGGCGCTGACGTAAACTCAAGTATTATTCCTAACACAGACAGTACATTTGACTTAGGCTCTGCAAGTCAAGAGTGGCGTGATATTTACATAGACGGTACAGCACACTTAGATGCTATTAATTTTAATGGTACAGCTATATCCTCCACTGCTGCTGAACTTAATCTTCTAGATGGCGTAACGGCTACAACAGCAGAACTTAATTTAATTGACGGAGTAACTGCTACAACAGCAGAGCTTAACATTTTAGATGGTGTTACCTCTACTGCAGCAGAGTTAAATCTACTTGATGGTGTAACATCTACCACAGCTGAGTTAAACATTCTTGACGGTGTTACAAGCACTGCAGCAGAACTAAATATTCTTGACGTAAGTAATAGTACAATAGGCGATCTATCTGAGATAAGTACTGCAGCTAATGATGATGTAATCATAGCCCTTGATACTTCAGGTGGTGGAATTAAAAAAATTACTAGGAGTACCTTTCTTGCTGGCTCTGGTTCAAGCTCAGATATAGCTAATGTTGTAGAAGATACCAGCCCACAGTTAGGTGGCAACCTAGACCTTAACGGGGCTGACATTGTTACAACTTCTAATGCTTCACTAGACCTAGCACCTAACGGTACAGGTACGGTAGTTGTACGGGGTAACACTAACTCAGGTGCTATTACCTATAACTGTGAGAGCAACAGCCACGGTCAGAAAATTCAAGCACAACCTCACTCAGCAAGTGCTACAAACACTATGTTATTACCAGAAGGTGCTAACTCAACCTTAGTATCACGTGTGTCTGTAGATACACTAACAAACAAAACACTAACTACACCCGTACTCACTACCCCTATAGCAAATGCAGGGGTGCAGCTAAAGAACGGTTCTACATCAGCAGGGTTCCTTGAGTTCTTTGAAGATTCAAACAATGGATCAAACAAAGCAACTTTAATTGGCCCTGCCTCAACTGCAGATATTATCTTGACATTGCCAGCTACTGCTGGTACAATTGCAACGACATTAACTGCAGCAGATGAGGCCACAGCTTTAGCTATTGCCCTTGGATAAGGAATAAATAAATGGCAAATACCTTTAAGACAATTTCACATGATGTAATGCCAGCTAGTTCTGGTACACCTGAAGCACTCTACACTGTACAGTCAGGTAGTACAATTATTGTACTTGGGTTGACCCTTGCCAATGTTCACACTGCACAGGTTACTGCAACAGCACAGCTAGTTAGTACAACTACTCAGACTAGTCAAACCCAGAACACAACAGCCAACTTAGTTAAAGATGCAGCAATCCCAGTAGGGTCATCCCTCAGTGTGATTGACGGTAAGCTAGTACTAAATGTTGGAGATATAATTAAGATTGATTGTTCAGTCGCAGATAAAGTCTCAGTCCTAATGAGTTATATGGAGATCACCTAATGGCAGGTTATATTGGTTCTAAGGCAGTAATCACTTCAGGTGTTAGTGCTTCTATTGACGAGCTTAACATCATTGATGGGGTTACAGCTACAACTGCTGAACTCAATATACTTGACGGTGTAACTTCAACTGCGGCTGAGTTAAACATTCTTGACGGTGTAACCTCAACTGCTGCAGAGTTAAACATTCTTGATGGTGTAACGGCTACTGCTACTGAGCTTAACTTAATTGACGGGGTAACAGCTACCACTGCAGAGTTAAACATTCTTGACGGTGTAACCGCAACTGCAGCAGAGATTAACTTAATAGACGGTGGCACAGCTAGAGGTACTACTGCTATTGTAGATGCCGAT